ACTCTTCTGGGATCGAAGCAACTGGCAGGCGCTGTGCAAGCCGTGTCACGACGAGAAAACAGGAAGAGAGGACTCCCACCCCACCTATACCTTTTAGAAAAAATAAAAATAAAAATTTTCTTCTTTGCGGATTTTTCGGCGGGGGAGGGGCGGTCCGGATCTCTTTTGGCCGTTTCACTCCAGACCGGCGCCCAGCTTCGCACACATTTCTGCGAAATGTGGAGTTTCCGGGATTGAGTCTGAATAGCGGGTCAGCAGAGCCTTCTTTTCAGACTATAAGAGGGTGGAAACGAACATATGTTCCGCAGAAAAACACAAAATATTATGTAAACTCGGAGGACTGGAAACAGTCCTCTTTTTGTTGCCGTCAGTCAGGAGGTGGATCTATGGCACAGAGAGGACGAAAACCAAAACCGACGGCTCTTAAGGTGCTCGAGGGGAACCCCGGACAGCGGCATCTTAATGTTTACGAGCCTAAACCCACATCAGAGATACAGGTTCCGGACTGTCCGGACTGGCTTCTCCCCGAGGCCGCCCTGGAGTGGAAGCGCTTAGCCGGGCCACTCATTCAGATGGGAGTGCTCACCGGGGCAGATATGGCAGCCTTCGCAGGCTACTGCCAGAACTACGCCAGATGGAAGGAGGCTGAGGAAAATCTGACGGAGAACGGCCCCGCCTTCGAAGATTCCAAGGGCAAGGTGCAGCACTCTCCATATCTCAGAGTTTCTGAGGCGGCGCGGCGTGATATGCTCCGCTTCGCATCCGAGTTCGGACTGACGCCATCGTCCCGGAGCCGCATCGTCGCAACGACAGATCCGGGAGAGAACTTCAGCGGTGATCCGATGGAAGCGCTCCTCAGGGAAGGGTGATGTATAAATGGCATGGGAATACAAACCTACACCCCTGATGCTTCCGACGAGCCACTACGACAAAGCTAAGGCGGACAGGGCGGTCAACTTCATTCAGATGCTGAAACACACAAAGGGTATCTGGAGAGGAAAGCCGTTCATCCTTCTGCCGTGGCAGGAGCAGATCGTCCGAGACATCTTCGGAGTCGTTAAAGAAGACGGATACAGGCAGTTCCAGATAGCATACGTTGAGGTCCCGAAGAAGAACGGAAAGTCAGACCTCGGCGCAGCGATCGCGCTGAAACTCTTATTCGATGACGGGGAGAACGCTCCGGAAGTCTACGGGGCTGCGGCTGACCGCAGCCAGGCGTCCATCGTTTTCAAGGTCGCCGAGGAGATGCGCCAGATGTGTCCGGCACTCAAGAGAAGGTCTAATTCTTCAGAATCCATGAAGCGCATGGTCAACTACGGAAACGCAGGTTTCTATCAGGTCCTGAGCGCCGAAGTCGGCACGAAGCACGGCATCAACGTCTCCGGACTGATCTTCGACGAGCTCCACGCGCAGCCGAACAGGAAGCTCTTCGACGTTCTGACCTCCGGATCCGGCGACGCCAGAATGCAGCCGCTGTTTTTTATTATCACCACAGCGGGGAACGACAAGAACAGCATCTGCTATGAACAGCACGCGATAGCTGAGGACATCCTCTCCGGACGCAGGAACGACCCGACCTTCTATCCGGTGCTCTACGGCCTTAAGGACGATGAGGACTGGAGGGACGAGGAGAACTGGAAGCGGGCGAACCCGTCGCTCGGCGTGACGATCCCGCTCGAACGTGTTCAGAGTCACTTCCAGAAGGCGATCAACAACCCCGCCGAAGAGGCAAACTTCAAACAGCTTCGACTGAACATGTGGGGGAACATGAAGGTCTTATGGGTTCCGGAGCACATTTACGACCTTGGCAACAAACCGATCGACGTTCCGTCGCTGAGAGGCCGCCGCTGCTACGCAGGTGTGGATTTCTCAAGCACTTCGGACATCACGGCCTGCGTGCTTGACTTCCCTCCGGACGAGGAAGACGGGGAACACATCGTTCTTCCGTTCTTCTGGCTCCCGGAAGACACGCTCGACCTTCGGGTCAGGCGCGACCACGTCCCTTATGATGTATGGGAAAAGCAGGGATATGTGTTCGTGACGGAAGGAAACGTTATTGACTACCGGGCGATCGAGCACTTCATCCTGCACGACCTCGCTGAGACGTACAAGATCGCCGAGATCGCATACGACCGATGGAACGCGACGCAGATCATGCAGGACCTCGATGCCGAAGGGCTCGTGACAGTGCCTTTCGGACAGGGATTCAAGGACATGAGCCCCGCCGCAAAGGAGACATACAAGCTCCTGATGGCCGGGAAGATCCGCCACGGCGGAAATCCGGTCCTTAAGTGGATGATTCAGAACGTCGTTATGAAACGAGACCCGGCAGGGAACATAAAACCGGATAAAGACAAATCGACAGAAAAGATCGATGGCGCCGTGGCGCTCATCATGGCCGTCGACCGCGCCATAAGGCACGCGGAAGAGGACCGTGGAAGCGTCTACGACTCCCGCGGTCTTTTTGTTTTCTAAAAAAGGAGGGCATAAGCCATGAGATTAGGAGCTTTGTTTCCGACAGGAAAGGCGAGAGCCGAGCCGGTGAAGGACGCCACGGCGGGCGGAGCATACAGCTTCGGAAGCCGCATGACTCCATCCGGAGAGGTGGTCACGCCGACCAGGGCGGCACAGCTGATGGCGGTCTACGCCTGCGTGAGGCTCCTGTCGGAGTCGATCGCATGTCTGCCCCTGAGCCTCTACGAGCTCAAGGAAGACGGAAGACACGTCAAGGCATACAACCACAGACTCTATAAGCTCCTGCATGACCAGCCGAACCCGGAGATGACAGCCTTCGACTTCCGCGAAGTCCTGATGGTCCACCTGCTCCTCTGGGGCAACGCCTACGCGCAGATCATCCGGAATGGACGCGGCGACGTCGTCGCTCTGTATCCGCTGCAGCCTGACCGCATGCGCGTCGACAGAGACCAGAAGACAGGCCGTCTCGTCTACTACTACAACCACAGGGTTGACGAGGCGAACACGATGAAGGACACGATCGTCACGCTTGATCCGGACGATGTGTTCCACGTCCACGGCCTTGGCTTCGACGGTCTCGTCGGGTACAGCCCGATTGACATGGCGCGGAACAGCATCGGCATGGCGCTAGCCTGCGAGAAGTACGGAGCCTCATTCTTCGGAAACGGAGCAGCTCCCGGAGCTGTCCTTGAACATCCGGGAACGCTTAAGGACCCGGCGAAGGTCAGGGATGCATGGAATCAGGCATTCAGAGGAAGCGCTAATGCCAACAAGGTGGCCGTCCTCGAAGAAGGCATGAAGTACACGCCGATCAGCATCCCTCCGGAGCAGGCGCAGTTCCTGGAAACAAGGAAGTTCCAGACTGCGGAGATCGCGCGGCTGTACAGAGTGCCTCCGCATATGATCGGAGACCTTGAGCACGCGACTTTCAGCAACATTGAGCACCAGAGTATCGATTTTGTGAAGTATACGCTCAATACGTGGATCTGCAAATGGGAGCAGGCGATTCAGCGGGCGCTCCTCAGAGAGGACGAGCGGCGCAAGTATTACGCGCGATTCAACGTCGACGGACTGCTCCGCGGCGACTACCTGAGCCGCATGAACGGCTACGCGGTCGCTCGCCAGAATGGCTGGATGTCCGCAAATGACATCCGAAACCTCGAAAATCAGGACCTCATCCCGGAGGAAGAGGGCGGCAACCTCTACCTCATCAACGGTAACATGACTAAGCTCGCGGACGCCGGCATCTTCGCCGGGCAGAAGGGCAGAAAGGAGGAAAGCTGATGAATAAGTTTTGGAACTGGATCAAACGCACCGTCAGGGACGACGCGGGCGAGACATCGGAGGAAAGAATCCTTGAACTCAACGGCGCCATCGCCGAGGAGTCCTGGTGGGGCGACGAAGTCACTCCGTCCGCCTTTAAGAAGGAGCTGAACGCGGGAAAAGGCGACATCGTCGTCTGGATTAACAGCCCCGGCGGCGACTGCTTCGCGGCTGCGCAGATCTACAACATGCTCCGGGAGTATCCGGGCAAGGTCACAGTCAAGATTGACAGCCTGGCGGCCTCCGCAGCCTCCGTCATCGCGATGGCCGGAGACACTGTTCTGATCAGTCCGACGGGCATGCTGATGATCCACAACCCCTCCACGCTCGCGTGGGGAGACCGGGACGACATGCAGAAGGCGATCGACGTCCTCGATTCTGTCCGTGAGACGCTCATCAACGCCTACCAGCTCAAGACCGGGCTGAGCCACGCAAAACTCGTTCAGATGGTCGATGACGAGACCTGGATGGATGCCAAGCAGGCCATTAAGCTCGGATTCTGCGACGGCATGATGACCCGCAAGAACGCGGATCCGGACGAAGAGCCCGAAAAAGAGCTCGAAGACCCGGAAGAAGAGCCGGATGAAGAGAAAAAGCCGACCGACAGCTCCGCGCACATGTTCGCGGCCGCTGCCTACATCCGGACAGTCACCAACAAGCTCTCGAAGCTCGCAGAGCCGAAAGCCCCGGCCGCAGAGCCGGAAGTCACTGAAGACCTTACCAGCGCCGCTGCGTTAATGCAGCGCCTGCAGAACATCAAAAATCAGTTTTAAGTAAGAAGGAGAAAACACTATGACTCTTAAAGAACTTTACGCGAAAAGAGCTACAGCGTGGGAAGAGGCAAAGCATTTCCTCGACACGCACACAATGCAGAACGGATGCCTCTCCGGCGAAGACTCTGAACAGTATGAGCGCATGGAGACGGAGATCAACGAGCTGACAGCATCCATTCAGAGAATGGAGAGAATCGAAGACCTCGGCCGCCAGATGGATCAGCCGGTAGGCAGCCCGCTGCTCGGCAGACCGGGCGCTCCGGAAGAGAAGAAAGGCCGCGCGTCCTCCAAGTACGAGCAGGCATTCATCACAGCCCTGAGATCCAACTTCAAAAAGGTCTCCGACGTCCTTGAAGAGGGAACCGACGGCAACGGTGGATATCTCGTGCCGGAAGAGTGGGATGCACGCCTCATCGAAGCCCTTGAGGGCGAGAACATCATGCGCCGTCTCGCAACGGTCATCCCGACAACAGGCGAGCATAAGATCCCGGTCGTTGCCACAAAGCCGGCAGCCGCATGGGTCGATGAGGGCGAGGCTCTCACATGGTCTAATGATCCGACATTCGGACAGAAGATCCTCGACGCTCACAAACTGCACGTAGCGGTCAAAATCACAGAGGAGCTCCTCTATGACAACGCTTACAACCTCAGCGGCCGTCTCCCGGTTATGTTCGCTG